AGCATCAGGGTGTTCGGATTGCCGCCGGAAACGTAGATCTTCTGGGCCACGTCCTTGAGCTGCGTTTCGGTGAACGCGCGCTGTGTGCCATCCGTCTGCGCCACGTTGGTGACGTAGTTGGGGGCCACGTAGCCGGCGCCAGCGTTGACGTTGGCCGCGTCCATCCAGCCCACCATGCCGCGGCTGCGGCGCGGAGCGGTGCCGGCAACGTTGTTCTGCGTCAGGCCGAATTCCATGTCGCGCTTCATTTCGAGCGACTTCAGCGAGACCTGGTAGGCCAGTTCCTTCTTGCGGCCAGCGGTGTTCACCTCCTGCTGCGTGCCAGACACGCGAGCGGTCTTGCGCGCGATCTGGGTGCGGTTGCCCAGGCGCACGGTGGGAATCACCGCGTCGGCCGTGGCGTCGTCGCCTTCGGTCTGCGCGTTGTCTCCCGGCGCAGCCAGGGCTTGGGTTTGCCACTCGTGCAGGGTGTTGTCCGCCGATACGCGCTCGGCCAGGCTGAGCAGCGGGGTTTCGGTGGGCGAGATCCGGTAGATCACATCCGCGAGGTCTTCGCGGTTGCCCACTGCAGAAGTGGACGTGTAGGTATTGGTTGGTGCAGCCATTTCGCCGCCTCCTTAAAGAAGAGATTCGAAGACCGCAGCGCCTGCCTTCACCGAGCCGGTCTTGGCCAGGTTCTGGTACGCCGCGGTGCGCTTGTCGGTCGAGCCCGTGTCGCCGGTGCCGGAGCGCTCCACCTTGGTGGGGGTTTTCGCTACCAGCTTGGCTGCGGCATCCGCCTTGCTCATCAGCTGGTCGTAAAGCATGGCCTTGCGAACATTCATGATGGCGCGGTGGTCCGCCACGTTGTCGATCTCGGCGGCCGTGTACCCGTTGTTGACCAGGTACTCGCGGATTGCCGCCGTTTCAGCCTTGCGCTTGCCCTCGTCCTTCCACTCCGGAATCTTGGCGACGATCTGATCTCGCTGATTCTTGAGGTGTTCGACGAACTGCTCGTGCTGTTCGGCTGCGGCCTGCTGCTGGATCTGGTGCAACTGCTGGTGCGTTTGCTGCAGAGCCGCTTGCCTCTGGTCCAAGAGGTGCTTCTGCCGCATCGCTTCTTGCGGATCGCGTTCGATCAGGGCCGGCCAGTCGATTTCCTGCTGCTGTTGCAGCGCCGCTTCCAGCTGGATCTGGAAGCGGTTGAGGTTCTGCGCGTACTGGTTTCGCTCCGCACGTGCCTGGGCGATTTCCGACTCGGCAGCCTTCCGGGTTTCGGCGGCGGCCATCGTCTTCTTCGTCGCGTCCTGCTGGCGCTGGTAGCCGGCAATGACTTCCTCGCGCGAAACCTGGATCTCCTTGCCGTCGATCTTGACGGTGAACATCTCGGGTTGCGTCTGGTCGCCCTGCGTGGGGTCGCCCTCCTGGTGCTGCTGCTCTTCACCGGCCGTGGCGGTCTGCCCATCAGCATCGGCGGTCGCGGCAGCGCCATCGGCTGCAGGTTCCTTCTTGGGTTCGACGCGGCCGCCGGCGTCACCCGGCTGGTCATCGTCCAGAAGCGAGGAAAACGCCTCTGCTGCCTGATTAACGCTCAGGCCTTCGCTGGGTCCCGCGATGGGGGTGTCCAAACCATCCATGATTTCTCCATGCCGCCTGCGCGGCGCAGCGTCTCGCGACGGATGCTGGCGGGAAAAGGGAAGATCCCTCGGGCAGGCCGCCTCCTGCTCGAAAACTTAGAGCGCGATCTTTTCGCCCGTGCTCAGCTGATACTCGGCGGTGTCGCCCACGGCCACCCGGACATTGCCCAGGGCAGTGGCCACGACATCGCCACGCGGCGCCGGATGCCAGACCGTCGCGATCTGGTGGTCCATGGCGTTGCGGCTGATGATCTCGACCTCGACGTGCTCCCATGGAGGGGCCTCGCGCGCCGGAGCGTTCGCGAGCGCCGCGGCGGCGCCGGTGTCGAACGTCAATCCATCCACGCTTTGGCGTTCTTCTCCATTTCCGCCAGGTGCTTCAGCTCCAGCTGCGCCAGCTTGCCCGTCTCCAGCCTGCTCACCAGGTTGGACCGGACCTTCTCCAGCAGCTTGAGGGACAGCCACAGCGTTTCCCGTCCCTGCGGGTCCTGCATTGGTGCGTTTTGCCATGATTCGACGATCTCCGACTTGAGGGTATGGAACGCCCAGTCGAAAGACTCGTTCTCGAGTACTTCCCGGGCACGGTTGCCGCGGTACACGCGCGCATTCGGCGTGGTCGCAGACTCTTCAGGCGCTGCATCGCGCTCGACGGCGTTGGCGATGCGCGCCGGATCGACTTCGGCGCTGGCAGTCACCCGCCCCTGCAACTGCGCGAGGCGTTTGCCGGCGGCGCGGAGGGTGGCCCAGCGCTCGAACAGACGCGCACGGCCGAACTGCTGGCGGTAGATGCCGAAGGAGTCGCCGCCATCCTCGCGCAGGGTCCACGACGGCATCAGAAAGGCGTGGACAGCTGCTGCTGCCGCATGTAGCCGGCGGCTCATTGGCGCACCTCGGTGGCGATTTCTTTCGTGGCCGCCTGAGTGGCGGGGTCGTTCAGCTTGGCCTTGCTGCTGATGTTGGCCACTTCGATCTTGACTGCAGCGTCCAGCTCGGCCTTCCAGCGGGCGAAGCTGTCCTGCATCTGGCTGCGCATAGCTTCCAGTTCGGCTTCCTGCCGGATGCGCAGAGCATGCTGCTCGGCCTCGGCTCGCTGGCGGTTGATGTCTACCTGCGCCTGCATCTGGGCCTTGGCATGTTCCAGCTGCATCTGCTGCTGAATCTTCATGGCCTCGATCTGTTGATTGCTCTGCAGCTTGGCGCCCTCAACCTGCAGGTGTGCCTGGGCCTTGACCTTCTCGATCTCCATCTGGGCCTGCATCGGATTGGGCTGCGGTGGCGGCGGGTTCTTCTCCGGGTCGTTGAAGAAGCGATCGCCGGACTTGAAGCCCATCGTCTTCGCGATCTCGGTGTCGAGCTCGTAAATCTTCTTCGGCGTCGAGGTGCCGAACTGGAGCCCACTCACCTGCAGCTGGCGCAGGCCCATCAGGTGGCTGACCTGCTGGTCCTTGTTGCCCACACCCAAGCCGACATTGATGTCGGTGTCGAACTGGTTCTTCCATTCGCGCGGGTCCATTTCGACCCACTCGCCGGCGATCTGAATCAGCTCCGACTTCTTCTGGTTCTGGCAGACCAGCTTCAACATCATCTTGAAGAGGTCCACGAAGCCCTCGGCCAAGTTGCGCGCCATCAGATCGGTGCGCATGTCGGCCTTGTTCGTGATGATCTGCACGCCGCCGAAGGTGTCGTTGAGGCCCTTGGCGTCATTGCCCTGGCTGTAGCGGGTCCACCCAGTCGAGTTTTCGAGCGCCTGTTCCTCCTGCTCCATCAGCTGCGCTGCGGCACCGAGGTCGCCGATGCCCTGATCGAGGCGGCCTGCCATGCCAGGTGCGTCCATCACCACCACGCCACCGGGCCGGCTGTCCAGCAGGCTATCGAAATCGACCTTGCCCTTCACCCCGAAGTACCGGCCGTTGACCTGCAGGTACATGTTGTCGAGCTGACCGCGCACGATGCTGGTCTTGGTCTTCTGGCCCTGCATCGCGAGGTCAGCCACCGACAGGCCCCAGAACTTATGGGGCATCGGGACCGGGCACCAGCTGACGAACGGCGCCTCATCGACGATCTCGTTGTCCAGGATCTGGTTTCCGGCCCGCACAATCTTGCGCAGCTCGGAGATGCCGTCGCCGTCGAAGTCCACGCGCAGATACAACTCCTTCACCCAGATGCTGCGCTGCGAAGGGTCGGTGGTGTTGTTGCCCTCGAACTCGTCGCCAGTGTCGTCGAAGCGATCGCGCGCAATGCGCTCCGCGTTGCTGTCGCCCTCGGACTCGTCGGAGCCCATGGCGTCGATCTTGGCCTGGGGGTAGCCCATCGACTTCAGCTCGGACAGCGTGCGCTTCACGCGGTGGCCCACCAGCCGGGCTTCGGCGATGGTCTTCGCGCCGCGCGAGATGATGAATTCCTCGGATGGCACGCCCTCGATGCTCAGTTTCCCGCCCTTGCGGCTGACCTTGCATCCCACGTCGTACAGCATGGCCGGCGGCTGCTGCAGGATCATGTCGATCTGCTGCTGGATCTGCAGCGCGGCGCCGGCCGGCCCGTTCTGAGGCGGTTGCGGCGGGCGCTGCTGCGCACCCATCGGCGCGGCCGGCGGCTGCTGGGCAGGGCCGCCAGGTGCTGCGCCACCCTGCGGCGGCCCGGGAGGCTGCGGCTGTTGCGCCTGCTGCTGGGCAGCCTGCATGGCCTGCGCCAGTTGCTGCTGCAGCTGCTCGACGGCCTGCGCGCGAGCCTTCGCCTCGTCCTCGTCCGGATATTCCTTGTGGTCGATGATCTCGACCTCGGGGTCTTCCAGCAGCTTCGCCAGCTCAACGCTGGTCATGCCCTCGTACTCTTCTCGCCGTTCGTCGTGGCGCTTGTCCCACCAGCACTTCAGAACGCCACGCTTCGACAGCAGGCCATCTTTCGCCCACGAAACCGTGACGGTGTGCCCGTTGCACTTCTTGAAGAACAGGTGGTTCAGGTACTTCGTCGCCGAATCGGCCTTCGGTTCGTCGCCGGGCTTCGTCGGGTCGAACTGAACCACCTTGTCGCCGCCCACGAACTTGGCCACCAGCTGCGGCAGCATCGATTCGATGGTGTTGCGCACGTCTGGCGAAACGACCTTCGAGCGGCCGACGATCTCCGGCGGCGCCAAGTCGCCCTCGGGCTCGGCGTAGTAGTACGCCAGGGCCTTACGGCGCTGCTCGGAGAGCTTCGTGCTGTCTACGCCGAGGGCCTGCGACAGCTCGGAATCGACGAGCGCCTTCAGGTCCGCTTCGGTCATCGGCTTGGATTGGGCGGCTGCGGTCATATCAAGGAGGCGTGAGAGGACGCTTCTTCACGTAGGTGCCCGACTTCTCGGGAATGAACACCTTCGGGGCGAGCTTCTGTGGCCCTGCGCGCCACCCCTTGGGGTAGTACAGAGCCTTGCTGTTCTTGCTGGTGGCCATGGTCAGGCCTCGGCGCCCGAGGCGCAGGCATTCGGAATGTGGTTCATGGCGTTTCCTTCATGCGTTGTTGAGCTTCGGGTACTTGAAAGGCTTCATCTCCACTGGCTCTTCGTAGGCCACGCACATGAGGCCGAAGCCGTCAGCGCCGTGGCTGGCCCAGTCGTGTTCTGGGCCCAGCCCGATGTTTCGCTTCTCGTCTTTTTTCTCGTGATACCAACCGAGCGCAGCGATGCCGGCCTCGGTGGTTTCCTCGTTGAACCACATCGAGGGAAACAGGCGACGCCCGGCCTCGATGCGTGCTGCGGCGGCGCCCTTGCCTTGGTTCGGCACCACCGTGACCGTGTAGCCAGCGGCCTGCAGTGCGCTCTCATAGGACACGTCGAACACCTTGTCCTGCGTGGAGCCGTCGTGCGGCAGCCAGATCTGTGCGCGCTGCGGCGTGTAGCCCCTCGACCGCAGCCAGGCCAGATGCGTGGCGAGCGGCTGTCCCTGCGCCTCGTAGTAGTCCAGGACGCGGATTTCTTTCCCGATGAACTGCGCGGCCCAGAAGACGAAGGAGTCGGCCTTTGCGCCGGTGCCACCGATGTCCGCAAACAGGCGGATGGTCATCAGCGGGTCAGCCGCGACACGGCCAATACGCCGCTGCAGCCTCGCCTCGGTGATCGACTTCGCGTAATAGGCGCCCGTCATCACCGTGACGTACCCACCCTCCCAGATGTGGTCGTATTGGTCGGGCTGCATGCGCAGGCAGTCCAGGCGCTCCTGCTCAAGCTCAGCCGTGAACCACGGGTTGTCGCGCCAGTTCGCCTTGACCACGGCCGCGCCGGTCGGGATCTCGGCACCGCGCAGCATCAGGTCCACGGCGTCGGTGCGCCGGCGGGCGTTCCAGCTGAACCACAGTTCGGACCCGGGCGCGCGAATCGTCGGGCGCAGCAGGTCCAGAGAGTTCTGCGTGGCGGTCTGCGCTTCCTCCCACCAAGCGCGCTTGAAGTTTTCCAGCGACTTCACGCTCTCGGCCGTGTAGTCCTGCATCCCCTTGAAGATCATCAGCCCGTCGCCGGGCGTCTCTATGCAGTCGCGGAACACCTTGAAGCCGTCAGCCTCGGTGATGCCGTTCGCGCGCAGCTTCGCCTCGATCAGCGCTTTCGACGACTGCGCCAGGTCTTTCTGCACCTCGCGGATGCACACCGAGCGCATGCCCTCGCCGCCGGAGTTGCCTGGCTCGGCCATGCAGTCTTCGATCAGCAGCTCACCGAAGAAGTGCGACTTGCCAGAGCCGCGGCCACCCCATGCGCCCTTGTAGCGAGCAGGCGCCAGCAGCGGCACGAATACGCGAGCCGTCTGCAGGTTGAGGGTTTTCACGGCTCGGACGCCGCCGGATCAACGATGGTGCGCTTCACGGCGGTGTACTGCACCGGGCCGCCATCCTTGCCGGTCAGCTCGGTGCGCGAAAGCTTCGGTGCCGCGAACTCGGCCAGACTTGCCAACAGATCGAGCGCTTTTCCCGGGTCTGGCGGGACGCCCTTCTTTGCAACCTTCCCATCAGCGTCAAGGACAGGCTCAATGCCCGCAGCAACGCGCTCAAGCCATAGCGCCACGTTCTCCGCGTTATCGGACAAGAGCTGGGCCACCGTCTCCCGAAACTCTTTCGTAGCCTTGTTGGGCGTTCCAGCAGTCCTGCCGCCGGTCTTTGCGCGCTTCACTGGAACCGCGGCTGTATTTCGTTCTACTTTAGACATCGCAATCCTCCCTCGGGTGCCTCTTGGCTTGTCCGGAGCGAAGCTCATTCAGAACCATCTGGACGGATCATCAAGCGCTAGAAAAATGATGTTTACATCCACGAAGATGATGTTTAAGATGATGTTATTGCGAAAATCATCTACTACGGAGTCTTATGAACGTCATCTCGGGCCCTAACGCCGAATTTGCCCACCGCCTCATCGATGCCCGAACGCAGCGTCGCTGGACCCAGGTCGAATTGGCCAGCAACATCGGAGTGAACAAGCGCACGATCTCTCAATACGAGACCGGGGACATGTTTCCTCGCCCAGATACGATGCAACGACTCGCCGATCAGCTTCACGTCGATGTCACTTATCTGGCGACTGGCAACCACAAGGGCACCCTGAAGTACCTTGCCGATCAGAAAAACTCAGCCGCCCTGGGCTTCATGCAGTGTGAGATGCTGTACATCGAAGACTGGAACACCTTGGGACCGGGTTTCGGGTTCGGCCCGAAATACGCCGCCGCCCCTCAGTCTCCTTCCCAGTCGTCGAACATGGCTGCGTTTACGCCCGTTCTGAAATCGACCACTGAAATGCGCCGAGCTGCTCGCTACCCTGGAAGCTATCCGGGGAGCGAGGAATATCCGCCCAACTGCATCGTGATCATCGATACCGCCGTTTGGATGGCCGAGGAGATCCCGAATGGCTCGGATGTGGTCTTCAAGGTGCGCGGGATCGCGGGGAGTCCTGGTCTGCGCCGTGTTTCACGTGAGCCCGGTATCAATGGTCAAACGCTGGTTGCAATCGGTGCAGGCTCGCATGCGGCACCACTTCCGTTCACCGACGAGACGGTTGAAATCATCGGCGTGGTCGTGTCGCAGGTCATCTCACGCGCGATTCCGAAGCCTGGGATCGGCAGTTAATAGTCTGAGGCAGTCCGCCCTGAAGGGTGGATCTGCGCTTGTTGCGCCCCATTCGTCCGATGCCCGCGCATCCCCAAATCTGGGGATGGGAGTTCAGGCGGGCGACAACTATCTTTGGTCAACCGGCGCGCTTTCACTCCAAAGGGACGCGAGCCGCAACGCGCCCCAGCAGTTCGCAAGAGCTGCGAATGCTTTCAAGTTTCTTCTTCGCATCCTCGTCGTCAATCGCGAAGAAGTTGAGGGCCCACCGAGAACCACGGTGGGTGTATTCGGCTGCGTACTCCGTCTGGGCCCTCCAGCCGTCAATGTGCGCGTGTTCATGCATGGAAGGAGGCTCCTGTGTACTTCGAAATCTATCCATCTGGCTTCTACTGGCGGTGGCGCCTCAAAGGGGCCAACCACGAGATCATTGCGTCTGGCGAGGCATACACCAACAAGGACGGATGCCTACATGCCATCGAACTGATGAAGCAGACGACTCTCTATACGCCCGTCTACGAGCGTCAGGCGTAGCCTCACCCGCATCGCTACTGCAAGCGGACCGTCTCACCACCAATTCGAAAAATCACCAAGGAATAGATATGGACGATGAAACCAAGGCTCCCTCCGAGCAAACCCAAGAGACACCGAAGGTCCAACCACCAGCGATCAACCGAGACGGTTTTCTCCAACTGGTGAGTACATTTGTCAATGCGGAAGACGGGGTAGGACTGCCCATTACTCTGTCGATTAACGGCATGTTGATCTCGGGGACGATCATTAGCGCGAAAACCTATTTTTCCGAGATGGCCAAGACTCTCACCAATATGATTTACCGAGATGAGCAGACTCCCGCGAAAGCGGAGTTCGAGCAAAGCATCGCTGACATGCCCATCAATCCAGATGGTGAGCCCCCTCTCGCGGGAGAACTCAATTTCATCCATCTTCGCGGCGCGAAATTTCTTGCCGCGAGCGGCGAAAGCATGAACGTAACGAGCAGCGTCCTGTGGCGTGGACGGATCAGCAAGGTTGCTGGGTGGTCACTCGGAGCATTTTCCAAGGCCTAAATGAAAAACCCGCCAAGCTTGCGCGAGGCGGGTGACGAGCAGAGCAGTCGCCGAAGCTCAGAGCTTACTTGTCTATCCGAACAACAGCGATTCGCTTGTCGGCAACAGCGACGACTTTCCAGATGCCATCCCAAATCGGGCTGGAAAACACCTGACCCTTCTTGAACTTTTGAGATGGCGTCTTGGCAATAGTTTCGAGATACATGAACGATCCTTTGTTAAATGGATTGAGACAACGGGCTTGTTGTTCATGATTCCCGCACCTGCGCGGTGATTGCTACCGCAATAAAGACAGCTCCGCCATCAACGGTCGGGCTGCTCTTATTGTTCCCGGCTCACCCGGGATTTGTACAGGCCTCTCCATTTTAGACGAGAACTGGCATCGGGGTAAAGATTTTTTACCTCGCAGCCTCTGCCACCGCGATCTTCAGATTCAGGTAGCCCGCGATTTGCTTCATCGCTTCTGGCCCTGCCATGGCCTGATGCCTCTCCATGTGCGCGACCAACCAGTCCGCGACCTCGGCGTGGTCCTTGAAGATCTTGCTCAGCGAGGTGCGCCCGGTGCCCTTGCAGAACTTGCACTTCACACCCAGCGTCTTGCTGCCGGGGATGACGGTCGCACCGTGCCCGCCGCAGTGCTCGCAGGTCGGGTTCCGATGCCACGCGACGCAGCCTTGAGCCAGGTCGTAGGCCTGAACGCGGTTGAGCTTCACCTTCATCGCCCTCGCCTGCCGCCAAGCGTCGTCGGCCAGGATCTCGACCAGCTCGCGCGCCGCGGTGCTATCGCCCAGGAATAGCCGCTGCAGCGCCACGGCCAACGGGAACTCCCGGCCGGCGAGCCCCATCGCGCCCAGCACGTCCGAGTCGGATCGCGTCGTGCGCTCGTTGATCTCCAGGTTCGTCGAGCGGACTGCGCTGGCGTAGCGCTCGATCACCTTCATGCGCGACCCTTCAGGCTGTCGCCAATCCGCGCCGCAAGGTTGCGCCGGCTTCCATCCACCGAAGGACGGCCGGTAGCGTCCTCCAGGCGCCTCAGCAGCTCCTTGAATTCGGCATCGCTCACGCCGCGGCGCTTCAGCAACTGGGCCAAACCTACGATCACCTCGGCCGTTGCCGCCCGGTGTGCGTTCATGGTGTCGGCGAAGAAATCGGACGCCTTCAGGTACTGCTCGAATTCCTTCATGCTCATTGGGGAACCTCCTGATCTTGGATTGAGAACTCGACGAAGCGCAGCGGGTAGCGCCGTTGGCTGGTGCGGTACTGCATCGAGGGCTTGTCGAACCAGAGGACCTGCGTGTAGTCCTGCACACCGTCCTCGCGCTGCTTCTTCAGGATCAGCTTCGCGTCGATGTCAGCCTGCATTTCCTCCCACGCGGCCACGGCATCAGGGTCGTTCGGGTTGGCAGGTGCCTCGTCCTTCTGGGCTCGCCAGATGGAGAACACGTTGTCGGCGCCGTTGACGATGCCGCCGGCACCGGCCACGTCCATCTTTCCGGGCGCCTCGGCCTCGTCGCGGCTCTTGCGCGGGTGCGCCACGAGGTGAACATGGACGTTGTGCGTCTTCTTGAACGACACGAGTTTCTGCACGGCCTCGTTCTGCTTCGTGATCGAGCCGGGCCCGTCCTGCGGCACGTCGATCATCATCAGGCTGTCGATGACGAAGTGGCGCACGCCGTAGCGCCGCGCCGCATAAGCGAACACCTCCAGCAGCCGATCCAGCTTCGCCACGCCCACCAGGTCGAAGATCCAAAGCTTGTCGCGCAACCACGCGCCTACCGCCTGCAGGTACTCGCGCGTTGGGCGATCCAGGCCCGTGGCCTGCTTGTGGATGCGCTTCAGGTGCCGCGCGGCCCCCAACTCGCCGGAGAAGACGGCGACGCGCTCTCCCTGCAGCATCAGGCCCAGCAGGATCTGATCGAGCATCAGGCTCTTGCCGTGGCCGTTGATGCCGGTCCAACAGGTGTACTCAGCCATGCGGAAGCGGAACCACTCCAGCTCCTTGTCGATGTACAGGGCCGGAGCGACAGGCGAGCCCGGCGGCGGATAGAACAGGTCCACCACCGCCTGCGTGTACTCATCTGCATTGCGCAGCTCTTCGGGATCGAGCGGCCGAGCGTCTTCGATGGCCTGCTGAAAGTCCACCGCCTCAGCGCCGTCCTGCAGCCATTGGTTGGCATCCTTCGCGCCTAGCCGCACCCGCCGGCACCGCTCGATGCCCAATCGGTTGATGACTTCGACCGCCCCTTTGTCGCCGGGCTCGTCGTTGTCGAAGCAGATCAGGATGTCGTCGAAACGAGCGAGCTTTTCCCAGTCGTGTTCGATCCACTGGTGATTCCCGGCGCCCTGGTTGACCGACATTGCAGGGATGCGCATCTGGTGCAGCGTCATGGCGTCGATCTCGCCCTCGGTAATCGCGACGGTTCGCGCCTTCGGGTCGATCAGGTGCCAGCCGAACAGGCACGGGGCTGCGCCGGACTCCTGCCGCATGTCCTTCTTTTCGTCGGCGTTCCGGTACTTGACGTTCAACACCTCCCCCGCTTCGTCGATGAACGGGAAGACGGCGTAGGCTTTGCCGCCGCGCAGCTGTTCGCCGATCTTGAAGGCCGTCAGGGTTTCAGGCAGAAGTCCCCGGCTTGTCAGCCAATCGTGAACCCGTTGCTTCGGCTTCTGGCAGGCGGGCTTTTCGGGCCGGCGGTAGGCTTTTTCTGGCGGCTTCGGGAAGTCGTCGCGGATGCCGAGGTGGCGCTTGATGTCCTTCAACGCCTCCACCATGGACATCCCGCGACACGCCATCCACAGGTCGATCAGGTCGCCGCCCTCCCCGCTCGCGAAGTCCTTCCACACCCCGGCCTTGTGCCCGCGGATGGACAGGGAAAGGCTGTCGCCGGGTTCGCCGCTGGTGTTGCCGGCCTTCCACTCGCTTCCGCGTTGCTTGCCCTGCGGCAGCAGCAAGCGCGCAACCTCGCCGGCCTGCGACGCCAGCATGTGCTTCAGCTCGGTGACGTTCAAGCGGCCACCTCCTCGGGAGTCCGCTTGCCGTCGCAGAACTCGCGGAAGTTGCCGATGTGGCAGCGGGCGTTCGCCGCCTCGCCCGGATGGTCGAAGCCGGCAACCTGCCACCACTGCCGGCCGTCGTCAGTGACCGGCGCAGCTCTGGCCTTCGCCCCCGGAATCTCGTCCTCCCATCGGGCTTGGTTGAGCCACGACGAAGCGTGCGGGATGAACTTCCCGTTTTCTCGGGTGTCGAGGTGCGGCCTCTGCGCCGCCAACGCGCCCAAGAGCGTGGCCTGGAGCGCAGCATCCGGCGCGAGCTTCAGCCATGCCTGCAGCGCCTTGCTTTTCCCAGCCTTGCGCGGATAGGCGGCGTAGAACACCTCGAACCCCGGCAGGCTCTCGATTGCCGCAGTCGGAGACCTTCGCGGACGCTTCCCCCCTTGGGGGGTAGAGGGGGTATCTGGAGACGGAGACGGAGACGGAGACGGAGACGGAGACGGAGACGGAGACGGAGACGGAGACGGGGCACTGCCAGTTTCTGCCAGTGGCACTGCCAGTTGCGTGCCCGAGGCACTGCCTGTGGCACCACCGGGCACTGCCTCGGGCGTTTTTCCGTCTGCTGCGTGCACCCTCTTGGCGTACTCTGGCATCATCCGGGCAGCCTCTGCGCGTCCGTACTGCTTGCACAGGGCACCCCATCGGCCTTTTTCGGAACGCTTCTCCGCGCCTGCGGCCCAGGGGTTGTGTTCCTCCCAGTCATGAAGCCGTCGCATACCTTCATTTCCATCGAGGAATCGCACGTCTGCGCATTCACGCGCGAACGCGCCAAGTTCACCACTCCAACCGACGGCCAGTTCGATGTCCTCGTCGGTCATGCCTGACAAGTCACCATCAGTACGATTGGCCGCAGTCCAAAGGAATAGCCGCACGAGATACCAGCCCGCACAGTCCCCGAGTCGCCGAATCAACTTCTTGGTTTTCGGGTGGTCAGGCAGCGCAGCAGAGATGCGAGCATCAGCGACCATCTTCGTCGTCGCCCCCACTGTCTGCTCGCCAGATCTCCTCGGCGATGCGTGCAATTTCTTCTACGTCGAACACGCAGGCATCGGCGGCCGGGTCGTTGGGCAGCTTGACTGGCGCGATCGCAACAGCATCAAGCAATGCTTCGCTCACCATCATGCTGTCCTTGTCGCTCCCAGGCTCGACGTACTTCGCCAAGCGGCCATCCGGCTGCAGGTGATCAAGGAGTTGGCCGAAGTGCATGGTGCGCCACAGATACGCCTGGATGTTTTTCACGCCACGGGCCTTGAGGAAACCGATGGTGGCCATTGCTGAGCGGTTGACGGGAATGTCAGCGAGGTAGAGCCCTTTTTGCTTCGGCTTTGACTTACGCAGCTTGAATTGCCCGCCGGCCTGCCATACGTCGAGCGCACGGCGGAAGATCTCGGGGTCGCACGGGGTGTGAAGGTCGTCGAACCATTGGGAGTTAGAAGCGGAATTGGTCATAGCGGTCTCCTGAGCAGTTATTGGGATTTGAAGTCTCCCGCGTTCAGGGTGGCTCTGTCAGCGCTTGTTTTCATCTACACCTCTCAAGTGACACCTCAAAAGAAATCCTCGGCAGGCAGGAGGTGGAGCTACTTTTCGGGAGCGACCCTAGCCGTGGAAAAACGGAAGTCCTACGACCAGGCTCGCCCCTCGTGCTGCATGCACCAGACCGCACTGGACCACGAGCGGTGAATCCGCAAGTACCAAAGGAAGTGCGCGACGTAGATCACGCGATTGATCGGGCCGCGCATCAGTCCCACTCCAGGGTGCGAACTGTCTGTACGGCACTCAGGTGTTGCTTCGCCATGAGCAGCAGCGCGTCTACGTAGTCGGGCGGGAAGCAGCGCATGTCTTGCCCGACCACGCGCAGGCCCGCATGGGCCATTACCAGCGCCAGCTTGTCCAGGTGATCGCTGAGCAGCCTGGAGACGGTGGACTCGCTCACACCCATGGCCGCAGCAATGGCGGTCTGGGAGGCGTCGCGCTGGGTCGCCTTGAGGATGCTCGACACGATCTTTCGAGCGCGGTCTTCCGGCGGCTCGACGGTCACGTTGCAGCTCCTTGCGACGGTGTGCGCCAGGTTGCACCTCCGTGCAGCCGCTTGCGGCGCGTGCAAGAGCATGCTGCACGTCTTGCTGGTGCTTGCGGGTGAGCGCGCCCAGACTGCCCAGTCATGAACACACCCCATGCCCTGCCAGCCGCCCACGACCCTGACCTCATCCACAACAGCACGCGCACAACGCTGAGCACCAATGCCGATCCGGATGGACGAGCCCCCGCGCGAGTGATGCTACGCACCAGCAGGCTGGTGATTCGGTGGGTGGATGGCGACGTGGATGTGCGGTTTGCCGCACAGGATGTCGATGTCACTGCAAACAGCCGCATGCCCCGGCGGAAGTGCGTGTAGCGTTTGAAGTGTGCCCACCCGCTTGCGAGGTACGGCCCGGTCAGTTCCAAGGCTTCAAGCACTGGCATCTCAGGCCGCCTTCTCTTGCGCGAACCACTCGGGCCGTAAATTGCGGAGTTGATAGACGCGCAGTTCCGGCACGTGCTCTCCCCACTGCGACACAGCGCCCGGAGTGATCTGCAGGATCCTGGCCAACGCTGCGGCGCTTCCGGCATGGGCAATGGCAGTTTCGGTTTTCATGGGGTCACAATCCTACAGCACACTAAAGTTAATTGATAGTCCACTAAAGAATTCAGGTGGCTTAATTGGTTCCCATGACTCTCAGCGAACGAATAAAGGAAGCCCGCGATGGCGCGGGCCTGAGCAATGCCGAGCTAGCCCGCGCGACCGGACGAAGCCAAGGGGCTGTTACCCAGTGGCTTGATGGGTCCGTTCAGTCACTTAAGGCGGACACGGCTGCGCAGATCGAGCGCGCAACTGGATACCGGGCTACATGGCTGGTGACCGGTAAGGGTGCGAAGCGAGTTGAAGAGTCTCTGCCAGCATTCAATCGGGACGTGCTCACCGCTCTCGAAATCATCGGCAAGTCGCTTGAGCTAGTTGCAGACCCCAGCGCCAGAGAAAGTGCAAGGTCAATGCTCGTCACCTACATCAATGACCCGAAGGGAAACCTGGACATCCTTCCGCTCATCGCCAAACGCATCTCTGGTGATACGACGATGGAGAAGCCCGGCTTCTGGACGGCATCTGAAGATCGGCCGCAACCTCCAGCGACGCTCAGGCAATCGAAGAAATCAAAGCCCTAACGCCTCAACAGGGCTGGGAAAAATACTTTAGCGTACTTAAGGGTCTTTATTTAGTGTGCTTTTGATTTTTACTTAAGTACACTAAAGTGCAGCCACACCCTTTGGGTTGTGGAGTTGCTCTTGATCCGTGCAGAAACTTGCGCCCAGACCGGCGCCCTTGCTATCGCCGCGCTACTGGTGGCCTGTGGAGGCGGTGGGGGGTCTATTGGCAGTGCGCCGCTGCTGGCGCTAGCACCAGTTTCCATCCCTGTCGCCGATGCACCAGCGCCGCTGGTGCGCGACTGCAGCGTAACCCTCTACGGCGACTCGATCTTGAACGGCTCAACCTTCAGCTCGGGCCGCATTACTGAACCGCCGGCCACCGTCATCCGGCGCATGCGCCCTGCATATCGCGTGGTGGATCGATCCGTCGCTGGCGATAACGCGCAGCAGCGCATGCCCATCATGCTCAACGACAGTATCGACACGCGCCTGGTGGTGTTCGAACAGGGTCTGAACGATGCCGGTAACGCCTTGCCCTACGAAGCGCCGCTCCGCAGCATGGTGCAGCGCGCGAAGTCGCTGGGCAAGCTGGTAGTGGTCACGGGCATCCCGCAGACCACTGTGTCGGTTGCGAACCGCGACGCCTATGACGCCGTCGCCCGGCGCGTGGCGGCCGATGAGGGAGCAACCTTCGCCGATTGGGGCGCCGTGTCTGTCGTCATCGCAGACATGGCGGACGACGTGCACCCGGCACAAGTCCAGAGCACGCGGCTCGTCGAGCAGCTCGTCAAATCGCTAGACCAAGCAGCACCGGAGTGTGCGAAGTGAAACGCTTCGCCCTAAACGCTCTGATGGTGCCGCTCTTTGGCATTGCGCTCCTGCTGCGCAGCTTGTCGAAATGGGCGTGAGTTTCGCTATCACATCCCGAGAGAAATTGCGAGTTACTCAAAAGTCGCTTTTCAGTGGGTCGCAATTTTTTTGCGGAACTCGTAGCCTTGTAGGCATGTTCCTTCTCCTTCCTTCCCTTCTTATTGCGACTCTTAGACTTTCAAAGGAGCGGCAATGAGCGCTCATCGTTTGATGTTGATATCCGCTGCGGCAGCCATCGCATCACGCATGTCGTCGTATCGCTTTTGGGCCTTGTCGAATGGCTCGCGGCGGCGCTCTTCGATCAAGCGCGTTACTGCAGCGACTCGCTCCAGCGGATTTGGGGGAGCGGTATCGCCCGCTTGCGCCTTCTTTTCCAGCAGACGCTTGTCTGCTTCCGCGATGGTCTTTTTGTTTAGCCAGTTTGTGAACCAGGTGTGGATATCCGCATACGGTCGCTTTTCGTGGTCGAGCGGAACAGCCGGGGCAATCTCGCTCAGCAAAAAAGCCATTCCCGAGGCGTCTCTACGGAGCGCATCGGTGGAGTCTTGGAGGGCGGCTGCTCGCTCGCGCTCAGCCAGTACCAAGCTCTCTAGTTGCGAGAAGAGTTCTTTCGGAAGCGCATCAAAACTCGCTTCCAGTCTGGCGACGATCTCTGCCGTGAGAGAGCGCTTATTGGATTCGGCGGCCTCATCAAGCCTGTCCTTCAGCTCGGCGGGCATGCGCAGATTCACTTGGGGGTCAGTACGGGCCATACCGAATTATTGCAGCACGGTGCTTGCATTGCATAAAGCACGGTGATACATTTTGTGAAGCACGGCGCTTCGGATAGTAGGCAAGGAGTGAAGATGGCCCGTAGCGATCCGCAGACAAACATCCGTTTGCCGCGCGAACTGAAGGACTGGCTGGTTGAGCAAGCGACGAAGAACCGTCGTAGCTTGGCCGGTGAGGTGGTTGTGCGCCTCGAAACAACCCGAAAGGACGAATCGAAAGCACAAAAGGCGAAGCCCTGAAGCAGGTGAGAGCGCTTCAGGGCTTCTAGATCCGAGAACCACTGTAAGGAACCCAAATCATGGAGAAGGTTAGCACGCGCCCACAAGTTGGCGCAACCCACGAGCGATCGCCCTCCCTCATTCGCCCGGCTGCACACAGCCGGGAGATCGTCGCCTTTGACCCGTCGTTCTACGACGCGCTCTCGATGCGCGCCACCGAGATCGAGGGCCTCGCGTCATGCCTCATTTGCCTGACAGCGGTCGAGCGAACAAACGAAGGCAACTTCGATGGCTACGAACTGATCGGCGACGCACTGCCGCTGCTCGGCGGAGTCATCATGCGCCTGGCCCGTGAAACCCGCGAGGCTGGCGATGAACTCTTCGCCCAGTACAAGGAGGCCCGCGACGCAGCCAGCGAGGTGCAAGCATGATCGCCGTAGCCGATGCACCGCGCCAGCTGCAGGATGTGGCCCCGGCCGTCGCAACCTCCCTGCGAGGCGTCCATCTGCTCAACGAGCACAGCCTGAGCTACGAGCCCGCTGTAAAAGTCACCGACGTGCTCGAAGTCGATTTCGATCAGCATCAGATCGGTGCCGACGGGCTCTACGTGACCTCCTATCCCGATGGCTGGTGCGGGGTGCGCCGTTTCCAGCATATGCCGATCTCTGGCCTTCAGATCTTCGAAGGCGACGAGTGGATCAAGATTCACAAGGGGCACCGCGGCATGCAAGTCGTCGGCCGGGTCCTGAATGTCTATCGGAGGGTTCAAGCATGACCGCCGTACTCGACAAGCCCCGCGCCAAGGCCAAGCCGAAAGCCGAGAAGAGCACGCTGCAGGCCCGGCTCGACAAGATCTTCGCCAAGCTCAAGCTCGGCCAGGAGAAGCTGCAGCTCGCCCACCATTCTGTGGGGCTGACGGATCCGGGCGACGCACCGGAGATACTTCTGCGAGCGGTGACCGAAGACATGCTGCCGCCGGCCATCGCGCCGATGTACCGCCAGCCCCTCACCCGGGCGGATGTGGACGCAGCCTACACCGGCATGTTCACGTCGCTCGCCGCCATCGACGGCGTGATCGCCCTGTCACTCGGACAGGTCATCGAGGACACGCTGCGCGATGCGTGGGCGCTGCTCGACGAAGCGAACAGCCTGATGGACTTCACCGACATGAAGGACGCGCTTCCCGAGGCGCAAGACTTCGCCCACGGAGTTGAGGCCACTGCTGCCACAACGACGCCTACCGATGAAGTGTCCGGATTGATCTTCGATGCATACGAGAGGACAAGCGAGGCTCATGCAATCCTCGACTCTCACGTATCGGAGATGAACAACGGTGCCGCCTATGGCGCTCGCTCACTGGTCAAGCTCGCCCTCGATGCCGTTAGCGTCGCAGATGAAACAAATTCGCAGGACGACTGTGAGACCGCGAGCGGCGCTCTTCACGAGGCGATAGAAGTCCTGGAGCTTGTGACTGACGAGGCGCCTGACTTGGTAGCTCAAGGTGCGCTCTCGCTGCTGGTATTGGCCAAGCAACTTATCGACGACAACGTGGGAGCCTTGCCGTGAGCACCGCGGCCCCTGCGAAGGCAGCACTTCGGCTGGTATCCAAGCCGGCGATCAAGATCGACGCCGACATGGTGGCCTACACCGTGATGGAGCACATCGACGCCAACTTTCCGGCCATCTGGAGTGCGTGCCCCGTGAGCGCACGCGCCAGCATTCGGAATGCAGTCGTGAAGGCTGTCGTCGCTGAAGCCTCTCGCTGCGGAGCGTCTGCGTGACAATGCCCGACCTGTTCCTGTCCGACCCCGAACTGGCAAAGCTAACCGGCTTCAAGATCAAGTCCAAGCAGATCGTTCGGCTCCGCGCGCAGGGCATCCCATTCCAGGTAAATGCCTCTGGGCACCCAGTGGTCACGCGAGCCGCAGTCGAAGGACGGAAAGATCCTGCTGATGCAGAAAGCGGCTGGACTCCGGGCCTTGTAGGGGCCTGACATGGGGCGAAAGCCAACGCGCTGGGCAAACCTGCCCAAGGGGATGCGCGCCCGCCCGCGCGGGAAGCTCATTCACTACTACTTCGACACTGGCGGCAAGCCCCGGCACGAGATCCCGCTAGGTTCTGACTACGTGATCGCAGTTCAGAAATGGGCTGAGCTGGCGAAGCGTGCCACGCCCGAGGCAGCAGCCGGAACATTCGCTCAAGTTGTCGCGGAGTATTGGAAGTCGGAGATTCCGAAGAAGGCCCCGCGCACGCGCCGCGACAACGCGAAGGAGCGAGATTGGCTGCTGCGCTTCTTCAACACGCCTCCAGCCCCCATCGACAAGATCGAGCCGAAGCACATCCGGCTCTATCTCGAATGGAGGGTGAAAGAGGCTGTGAAAGCGGCCGAGGCGAAGAATGCGCAGCGGGCGAAGACCGGCAAGCCACCGCTCCCGATCCCGCCAGGCTTCGGCCAGATCCGCGCGAACCGCGAGAAGGCGCTTTTCTCACACATCTGGAACTACGCGCGCTCAGCCGGATTCACGCGCCTGGCGAACCCATGCACAGGTGTGCGCGGATTCACTGAGCATGGACGTGATGTCCTCGTTCATGACGACCAGTTAGGAAAGCTCCTGGCGCGGGCAGGCAAGCCCCTACAGTTCGCGGTCCGGCTGGCTCACCTTACAGGCCAGCGCCCCGGCGATGTTCTGCGCATGAGCGAATCCCATATCGCGGACGCCCTGTTGCACGTGCGCCAGGGGAAAACACGCGCCAAGCTGCGCATGGTGATTGAAGGCGAGTTGGAAGAGCTGCTGACCGAAATCAAAGCCTACAAGGGCGAGGTCAAGGCGGAAACCTCCGCGCTGCTGGTGAATGAGAGCGGAAAGGCGCTCACGACCGGCATGTTGCGGAAACGCTTCGATCAGGCCCGGCACGCTGCAGGGATCCCATTGAGCGAATTCCAGTTCCGGGACTTGCGGGCAAAGGCAGCCACCGAGGCGGATGAAGATGGCGGGACGCGCCAGGCGCAGAGCCTACTGGGCCACACCACCGAGGCGATGACGGCGAACTACATCCGGCACAAGGTAGGCAAAAAGGTAAAACCGCTGCGATGATTTGCGGAACACCTTCGCCGATTGCGGAACAGAGCTACAAATTTTGTAGCAATGGATCCAGGAAATTCGGGGAGTGGTGGTAGGCCGTGCTGGGCTTGAACCAGCGACCAACGGATTATGAGTCCGCTGCTCTAACCAACTGAGCTAACGGCCCACGCGCAACGAT